CACTTAACTATAGTACAGGAGTGGATGAGATTAAGGATACCTTAGATCTGGCTATTATGCTTGGGATCATCTCACAGGCTGGGGCGTGGTTTAAGGCTATTCTTAAAGACGGTAAAGAGCAGAAAATGCAGGGCTTTAATGGAGTGCAGGAGTTTTATTATAACGATCTGGAGGAGCTGGAGTATCTTAGAAAACAGGTATATGAGGCAGGGATGGTATGAGAGAAATAGAGGAAACCTTAGCACATAACCTTAGAGAGGTAAGAGAGAAAAAGGGCTACACTCTAAAAGATGTGGTAAAAGGTACAGGATATACAGAGGTAAGTATAAGTAGGTGGGAAACGGGTACACGGATCCCTAAGGCTACAGTACTTTACAATCTGGCTAAATTCTACGGAGTATCTGTAGATAGATTTTTCTGGAAATAAGAGCAGGAGGAGGCAGTAAAAAGCCTCCTCTATTGTTTTATACAGGGGCTATATAAAAAGTACTTGACATTATTATATAGGGGGTATATATTATAAGTGACGTAAGGAACTAGATACAAACTGAAAGAGAGGTAAACAATATGAGATATAAAGAGGATAACGATAACAGATACAGAGTAAACTTTATGAGAGCTACAGAGGAGCTCATGGATGCCCTCACAGTTGAGAGCTTTATCTCTTACTTAGAAGAAAATGCAGAGTTTGAGGATTATACAGTAGAGTACATTGACGGTAAATGTGTTAAGTGTAGAGCTTATGATCTCACAGAGGAAAACAGTAAGCTCCATAAGGAGTTTTTAGTAACAGAAGATGGCAGAGTATTCTACTGGAGAACCTTATTAGATAAGATCGAGTTAGTAGATGATGAGATCCCAGAGGGAATGGTAGAGGGATTACAGGAGGGAGATACATACAGAAATTTTAATGCTATCTGGGTAGTAGATAAGATTTATACGGTAGATGATCCTACACTTTGGTATGAGCTCAGAATTAAGAGCCATGTAATAAAGAAAAGCCCTATGTATAAAGGGATTGGTACTATGGATTGTGCATATAGCAGGGGAGCCTAAGGGCTCCCAGATAGGAGGGAAATATGTTTACAGTTTATATTAAGAGTGCTGGAGGCACAAAGAAATACTTTACAGAATTTGAAACAGAGGCGGAGGCTGAGAGCTTTTGTAGAGAGTATGGCTGGGAGTGGGTAGATGAGAATGAGTTTGTATGGGATATGGATTATGAGGAGGCGTAAAGATGGCTAAGATCGTTTATCTGAGAACCGATAAAAACGGTACTAAGTATTATGCTAATTACACTTGCCCTAGATGTGGAGGAGCTGGAGGATCTGATAAATGGGCTTTTACAGGCTGGACTTGTTACGAGTGTGGAGGAACTGGAGAAAGCTCTACTCCAGTTATTGAAAAAGAATATACTCCAGAGTATAGAGCTAAGCTGGATGAGAGAGCTAGAAAGAGAGCAGAGGCTAAGAGGGCTAAGCAGGTAGAGGAGTTTAATAACAATCGTTTAGCAATAGCTGAGAAATACGGATTTAATCCAGAGGGTAAGATCTATGTAGTAACAGGTAACACCTATGAGATCCGTGAGGAGCTTAGGGAGGCAGGAGCAAAGTATAGAGGAGGGATTAACTGGTATTTCTTAGAGAAACAGGATAGATACCCTACAATAGAGCTTAGTTATGAGGAGTGCCTTAATATCTATCCAGAGTACGGTACAATGAGCTGGAAAGACCTTACAGAGGTACAGGCAGTACTTAACAGTAAGATACCTACAGAGGAGGATCCTAGCCAGTATGTGGGGCAGGTAGGAGAGAGGTTAGATCTGGTAGTAACTTTTAAGAAAAGATCTACCTATGAGATCCCTAGCTATGCAGGATGGGGTACAGATGCGGTAGGGATCAATGTATTTAGAGATGATGCTGGTAACTGTTTTATCTGGAAAAGTACCTCAGCATTTTTTAATATAGCGGAGGGATCGCAGGTAAGATTGAGAGGAACTGTAAAGGAGCATAGCGATTATAAAGGCACTAAGCAGACTATATTACAGAGATGTAAAGTGGATGCGGTAAAATTATAAAGACAAGGGAGGAGTTAATTAACTCCTCCATAAGGAGGGCTAAGAGATGAGTATACACGGAGTAAATGCTAGACAGCTCCAGATAATAAGTATCCTTAAGGAGGCTAAGTGTACAAATACAGCGGAGCTACAAGAGGAGTTAGGAGTATCTAGGAGAACGATTAGAACGGATATAGCGTATCTAAAGAGAGTGTATCCAGATAAGTTAATAACCCACAGAGGCAGGTATACAGGCGGTTTAGAGTGGGTAGAGTAGGAGGAGCATATGGATCTAATAGAAAGAGTAGAAAGCTATAAAGTGTTATTTAAGGAGTGTAAAGCTCTTGAGCCTGTTAGTACGGCTCTGGCAAAGGGTTATAAATCCGCTACACCTCTCCAGAGATTAGAGATAATCAGAGAGTTAGATACAGAGCTGGCGGAGGTATACAGTGTAGAGATACCTGTTATTACAGCGTGGGTAAGGGATGATAACTATGTACACTCTACAAAGGAGATTTTCTTAGGGGAGCCCTCCTTAGAGGGTTTTCTCCATCAATTTAGGTACCACTTACAAAATAAGGCAAGGGAGCCACAGTATAAGTATTTACTTGTAGAGGATGATCCTAAGGCGGATTATAGGATCCCTTATAAGGATTGTATGTATAGGATGTATGGGGAGGATGATGCCAGAGCGTGGGCTAGGATGGTTATTGAGTTAGCCTCATAAATGAGTTATAATATAACCACTATATAAAAAGGTAGGTGGTTACATGATAAAGAGATTGAGCGTAATAATAGCTTTAGGTATTGCACTATCCTTATCAGCCTGTGGAAATACAGCTAAGGTAAATGAGCCCATAGAGGCGGAGAAAGTAACGGAGGCTATAGAAAGTACTCCAGAGGTAACAGAGGAGCCAGAAACAGCTACAGAGGAGGCGGAGGAGCTATCTGTAATCTATGCAGACGATGAGGAGATCAATTTATATCTGAATAGGTATAATGAGGCTAATGTGGGGCAGGAGATAACAGCGGATCAGTTTGAGCCATATAAGCATCATGGTAGTGTACATAAAAATCAAATAAAATTCAAAACAGAGGAAACTACTATATCAGCTACAGGAACTAAGGTAACAGTATATTTAGAATATAAGGATCTGGAGCAGTATAAGGAGGCGTTTCTGAGATTTGTAAAGCCTTTTAGTGATACCGATATAGAGAAATGCTGGGAGCAGGTTTTAGCAGATGATACAAGGGTTATAGAGTTTGATGGATTTAGTACAGAAACCAGTAAATTTAATGGAAATATAGAGTATATGAGTATCTATGGATTTATAGAGTAGGAGGCGGATTATATGAAAATCGGAGTAAGAAAACCTAGCCTTAAAAAGGCTATCAAAGCAAGTACTACAGGTAAGGCTAAAAGAGCGGTAAAGAAAGCAGTTAATCCTCTGTATGGTAAAAAGGGTGTAGGGCTGGCAAAGAACCCTAAGAGAGCTGTAAAAAATGCTGTGTATAAGAAAACCACAGTAGGGGTAAAAGATTTACTCAAATAGGA